AGAAGATTATGTAAAATTCTTATCAGAAAATAAGTGTGATATTATTGGTATATCCACGGGATTCTCAAAGTACGATGATGCCATTGGTGGTGGCTTACGGCGTAAATGCGTTGACCTTGTTTCAGCAAGACCAAAAGTTGGTAAATCGGTATTTGCTGATAACGTTGCACTTAACGTATCCTCATCAGGAGTTCCCGTATTAGTACTAGACACAGAAATGTCCAAAGAGGATCACCTTAATAGACTAATTGCAAACATTAGTGGCGTTCCAATTAATGAAGTATCAACTGGTAAATTTGTAGATGATAAAGAAAAGAATCGCAAGGTACAACAGGCTGTTAATAAATTATCCACTATACCATACAGTTACGTAAGTGTTGCTGGCAAGCCGTTTGAACAGATACTCAATGTGATAAAGAGGTGGATTGTACAAGAAGTAAGAACTGATGAATCAGGTAAAACAAATGATTGTGTTATCATATACGATTATTTAAAGTTGATGTCATCGGAATCTATTAATAACAATTTACAAGAATATCAAGCGTTGGGATTCCAAATTACCTCTCTTCATAATTTATGCGTTAAGCTAGACATACCTTGTCTATCATTCGTGCAATTGAATCGTGATGGTATCACCAAGGAAAGTACTGATGCTGTTAGCGGTTCAGACCGCTTGATATGGTTGTGTACGTCGTTTAGTATTTTCAAAACAAAGTCGCCAGAAGAACTAGCAGAAGATGGGCCAAATGCTGGCAATAGAAAACTTGTACCTATTGTATCTAGACATGGTGCTGGATTGGACGATGGTGACTATATTAACATGAACATGTTAGGCGCACATGCTAAACTGATAGAATTACAAACTAGAAACGAATTTAAAAACAATCCCATTGGCGATACTGGCTTAGTAAATAAAGACGGCATGGAGAATATCATAAATGGACTTGAAGCAGATCAAGAACAAATTAAATGATAATATTGAAAAGGTTCTAGACAAGCTAAAAATTGAATACGAAAAGTTTGGAGATAATATTTATTCCAAATGTCCGATTCATGATTCTAGTGATAACCCTAGAGCATTCTCATATTCTATAGATCGACAAATATGGAAATGTTGGACAAGGGATTGCCAACACGAATTTAGTAATGATGTATTTGGGCTAATTAGGGGTACATTATCAAATCAAACCGGCAAAGAAGTAGACTTTAAACAAGCATTAAAGTGGGCTTGTAAATTACTTAATATTAAATCGGGACACAAGCAAACAAAAACTGTAGAAATTCAAGAAGATGACATTGACAGAATTATCAAAATCTTTAACAAGAAGGAATCTAAACATAACAAAAAGTCTATTGATTTACAATGCCCATTACTAATGCCGTCTGAATATTTCATACAACGTGGATTTAGTGCGCACACACTAGAACATTTTGGCGTTGGTGATTGTCATGAAAAAGGAACTTTAAAAGATAGGGCAATCATACCGATTCATGATGAAGACGGTGACTGTTTAGTTGGAGCAATAGGAAGAACAATGCAAGAATATAGAAATCCAAAGTTCTTAATATACCCAAAGGGGTTTGACAAGAGATACTATTTCTATAACTATCACAGGGCAATTCATAAGGCGCAAGAAACTTCATGTCTATTTATCATGGAGGGTCAGGGTGATGTTTGGAAGATGTATGAGGCTGGAGTTACAAATGCCGTTAGCCTGTTTGGCAAAACAATCTCAGAACAACACGAGTACAAGTTGGCAAAGATGGCTATAACTAGCTTAGTCATTCTAATGGATAACGATCAAGCCGGTAGAGAATCTAAAATACAAATACAACGACAACTTGGAAGAATGTACAAACTTATATTTCCAAGAATATCAAACAAGGATGTTGGCGACATGAGCGTTGAAAAAATTAAATCAGAAATTTTGTCTAACCTGAAAGGATATTACTAATGATCATAGGTATCTCTGGGCGTAAACAGTCTGGCAAAAATACAGTTGCCAATATAATCAATGGTGAATTACTTAAAGACAAAGAACTAATATCTGATTACAAAATTAATAATGAAGGTCAGCTTGTTATAAAAACTGCTGACGCAAGCGGTCGTGAAGGATGGGGAATACTTGATGTAACTAGAAAAGATGACGAGTTTCAGCAATATGCAGATAAAAATATCTGGCCCTATGTAAAGATCTATCATTTTGCAGACTACCTAAAGAGCATTGCTATTCATTTGTTTGGTTTAGATGCTAGCAAAGTTTATAGCAATGACGATGATAAGAATAGCACAACAGATTTTAATTGGAACAAAATGCCAGCTTCAAACAAAAAGCGAGGTAAATTAACAATAAGAGAATTCTTACAATACTTTGGAACAGAGCTTGTAAGGAAAATTAAAGATAATGCATGGGTTGAATCAACGATTGACATAATCAATCATGAGAATTCTGAACTTGCTTTAATTCCAGATGTTAGATTTCCAAACGAAGTACTAGCTATCAAAGAAAATAACGGCATTGTAATAAGACTTACAAGAAATGTATATGATGATAAACATGAGTGTGAGTCAGCTTTGGATGAAGATGTGTTTGATTGGAGTAATTTTAGCGAAGTGATCGACAACTCTAGCGCTTCAATAGAAGAATTGCAGAAAAATGTTCAAAAACTAATGAGGTCAATATAATGCTAATAACTTATGTAAGATCGTCAAGCTATAACAATTACGCATATTGTGAAATGCAGTATTTTATTACATATGTTTTAGGTCATCAGTCTAAGAGTGGAAAAAAAGCAGATATGGGTACAATGGCCCATAAAGTCATGGAAGTCTTGGCTGGATTGAAAAAGTATCAACAAGATCACCCAAAGGCTAAATTCTTAAAAGTAGATGATGATGCTATAGGTAAGGTTAAATTTCCTAAAGACCAACTAAACACAAAAGAATTGGTTAATCAACTAATTGAAATGAGCATTGATGCTTATGCTGAAAAATCACACAATAATTTCTACCAATCAGACAGGAGTGATGTTGCCAAAACAGTATGGACTTTTCTTAATCATAGCGATGGGCAATTTGACCCAAGATTAAGAAATATTCATTTTCCAGAACCACACTTTGACATACCAATTGAAGAAGAGTGGGCCAAGTTTGAATATGAAGTTAATGGTAAGAAAATCAAGGGGCAACTTGCCATCAAGGGAACAATTGACCTTGTTACTCTTATTAATGAAGATACAATAGAGGTGGTCGATTGGAAGACAGGTCGCCGCATGGATTGGGCCACTGGAGAAGTAAAGGATTATAAGAAACTAGAAAAAGATCCACAATTACTACTGTATTATTATGCAATATCAAAATTATACCCAGAATTTCCAAATAGGATTATGAGCATATTCTTCTACAAGAATGCTGAAGGAAATCCAGACCCTTATCCATTTAGCATATGCTTCTCGCCAGAAGATGAGCAAAGATTCCTAGAAATGCTTAAAAATCGCGTTGAAGAAATTAGACAAAATATAAAGCCAAAACCTTTAGATCCGACAAGAAATCACTGGAAATGTAAGAGTTTATGTCATTATTGTAAAAACAATTGGCCGGGAACTGAAGATAATATGTGTATGTATATAGAGAAGCACTTAAACACATACGGAATGGAAGAAACAGTTAAAAAATGTACTAGGGAAGGTTTTGATATCGGATTTTATGAAGCACCGGGATAAATATGGACAAATTATTAACAATAGGAATGGCAACATATGACGATTTCGATGGTGTATTTTTCACCATTCAGTCATTACGAATGCATCATGAATTATGTAATTCTGATCAGGTTGAATACATAGTTCTAGATACTAACCCCCAAGGGCAGCATGGAAAAACAGTTAAAGAATTTATTAGTTCAGCCGTTGGTAAAAATGGCAAATACATACCAAAAACAGAAGGTCAAATTAGCTCTTTTAATAAATACGACATAGTACAACATGCCACAGGAAAATATGTATTAATATTAGATTGTCATGTTCTAATACAGCAAAATGGAATTAAATCGTTATTAGATTATTATTCACAGAATCAGAACTGTAAAAACTTAATACAAGGCCCATTATTGTATGATGATCTCTTAAATGTATCAACTCACTTTGATGCTGTTTGGAGGGGTCATATGTATGGCATTTGGGCTACAGACAGAGAAGCGTATAACAAAAAAGAACCATTTGAAATACCTATGAATGGCATGGGGTTATGTTCTTTTGAAAGAAAAAATTGGCCGGGGATATTACCACATTTTAAAGGGTTCGGAGGAGAAGAAGGATATATAGCAGAAAAGTTTAAAAGAAATGGGGGATGTAATATTTGTTTACCAACTCTTGGTTGGAATCATAGATTTGGTAGACCGAATGGTGTAAAATATCGACTAGTATTAGAAGATAGAATATGGAATTATTTTATTGGATGGTTAGAAATAACAAAAGACCCAGATCATCAAATGATCAAAAATATATACAATCACTTTAAAGATCGTATTCCACAAGGAAGTATAGATCACATATTTTCAAACGCTAAAAAACACATTGGAGTTTAACATGCCCATTCCATCAAGAAGAGATGACGAAGATAGACAAGCTTTTATTTCTCGTTGTGTATCAAACGACGCAATGAAAAAAGAATACAAAGACAATCAACAAAGAATTGCTGTTTGTTTAAGCAAAGCTAGCGAAGGTTTGGACGCAATGGCGCAAGGTGATCTTAAATTTTATTTTGAGGAATATGGATCTGAAGAAGAATTAACTGAAGACAATTTTTATATCCCAACAGAAGCAGAGTATGAAGACTTTGGAGAAGAAACAGAAGAATGGGATGTTGCAGAAGCAAAGCCGGGACTTTGGGAAAATATTCGTAAGAAGAAAGAACGTGAAGGTAAAAATTATAAACCAGCACAACCCGGAGATCCAGACCGTCCAACTCAAGATCAAATCAAAAGAGCGCAATCTGGCAACGACAACGAGATGGCTAGAGAACAAATTAATAAAATGCATGATCAGCTTATGGCTATAATCTCCAAAATTGAAATGGTAGATTTTCAAGATTGGACAAAAGACATGATTTCTAAAGCTGAAATTTATGTACAGAATGTATTTGATTTTGTCATGTATTATAAGCCCGGAAAATATGAAGATGATAACCTAGAAGCTGGTGAAAAATTTGAATATAGAGATCCAAAAACTGGAGAAATATTTACATACAATAGAAGAGGCGTTCATAAAAAGGACGGTAGAACTCTTGTTCCTGCAAGCGCTTCAGAATATCAAGGGCGCAAAGTAACACTAAATAAACCATTCAGAACCCCCAAGGGTCCAAAGAAATTTAGCGTATACGTTAAGAATGAAAAGGGTAATGTTGTTAAAGTTAACTTTGGCGATCCTAACA